TTTACCAATAAAAAAATATTTATAAATATTGCATTTTTCAAACCATAAAACAATAAATATTTTATAGACAATGTGTGTTTTTATATCGATACCGTTTTTTTTTCTAAACGCGATTATATCGTTGTAAATAATTATATTGTTTTAAATACAATTATTATGTGATTTTTTAAACAATAAATAATTATAAATTATAAAATTATTTATCAGAATTTTATTAATTATTATCAGAATTTTTTATTAATTATTTATCAGAATTTTATTAATTATTTTCTTACAGTGTCGTAATTGTTTATAAAATATGTAATTGTTTCTGATAAACCTGTATCTAAATCTGTGAATGTAAAATCGGGTAAATACGTTAATAGTTCAGTATGAGTGGCTGTTTTCTTATATTGACCATCAGAATAAGATGTATCATAATCAATAATTCCTTTAAAATCTAATTGTGTTGTTATCTTTTCAATGACATTTCGTATAGATATTTCGGATGTTTCAGGTGGACTTACAATACATGACACTTCCATTTCATTTAATTCAAGATCTATAAACTTTACTATCACTCTTGACAAATCATCCACGTATAGAAATTGTCTAAGAGCTCGTCCTGTTCCATATACTTTCAAAGTACTATCGTTATTTTTGGCAATGTATGTTTTATGTATTAAACCAGGTATTACGTGTGATGATTTTATATTATAGTTATCATATTCTCCATATAAATTAGTAGGTGTTAAATTAATCACTTTCACTTTACCCTTTTGTGATAATAAATTTCCTGTTAAATGCATGATTCGTTTAGAAAAAGCATACCCGATATTGGAATCGTGAGGTAAACCATTGTGTAATTGATCACTTGTGATGGGATAAATTATATTCTTATCTGGAAAAATACATGTTGATAAACAACTAATTAGTCTTTTTACACCAAAACGATCACACGCGTCTACAACATTTGTATTAATTCTTAAATTATCAACTAAATAATCATAATTTTTAGACATATTAGCATACACGCCACCAACACAACTAGCCAAATGTACAACTACATCTGGTTTATGTAAATCAAACAAACTATCTACTACATTAATATCTCGCAAATCACCATTTTTACTTGAAAGGAATACAAATTCGTGATGATTTGTATCTTTAACAATTTTTTGTAAAGAATGTCCTACCAAACCAAATCCTCCTGTAACTAATACTTTCATTTATATTATTTAATTATATATATTATTTAATTATATATATTATTTAATTATATCTATTTTTTAAATACATATAATAAACAAATTAAAAATTATCTACGACAACGTTTTTTATGTTTGTAGTTATTTGAATTATGTTGGTTGTTGTGTTGGTTATTGTGTGTTTGATTTGATTGAGAAGTAATAGATGGTTCACAATAAGTTGAATACAAATTGTTTGAAGAGTGACCATTTGGACAATTTCCTAAACATTCAGGACCCATATTATCTAGAACTGCTTGGCATAACTTTTTACAATCAGGTTTTCTATCTGTATTTACTTCACAAGAACTTCCATTCCAATAACACAAGAGATGACTATCATTGCATTTCCATTCTCCGGCATCTGAATGTAATGTTACATCTCCCTTGTTTTTACAATAATCTATAGTAGACATCCATCCCGTTTCTCCAATACGCGTCCAATAATCTCCATTACTATTGTAATAATCGTACAACAATTCACTGTTTACAGATGAACCTAGATCAACATAAGGGCAATAATAACCTTCTGATAAAACAAATGTAATAATTAAACTAATGACATAAACCATATTAGTACCTGAATTATTTACAAATCATATACGTTTCAATTTTTTATCAACTTTTAGTTTCTTTTATTATTAATTTTTTATTATTAATTTTTTATTATTAATTTTTTATTATTAATTTTTTATTATTAATTTTTTGTTATTAATTTTTTGTTATTAATTTTTGTTAATTTTTGTAATATTCAAGTTCATTTGAATAAATTTCGTGTATAATACTCCTCTTAATTTTTTTATTACGAATAATAATTCTTAAAGGCAAATATTCCTTATATCTTTTAATAAAATTTTTAGATAATTTCTGATAGGTACCTATAGATTGAAAATGAAAATCTTTATCAAAATCATCAAAATTTGATATTATCTTTTCGATTAACGTTTCGGATAATTTTTGATATCGTAAAAGAGAACTCATATCTAAATGATCAAGATATTGTACTATAAAGTCATTTGATAATTCTGTATATCTGCATATATTAATCCACGATACCCAATTGAATTTATGGATAAAATATATCAATATATTTTCGTGAATACCGTGTTTTGTAAACTCTTCCCATATAAGATTCTCACCAAATTCCCGTATAAAATCATAACTAATCACTTCTTTATTAAAAGATAAATTATACCAATTGATATTATCTATATAACGTTTTATAAAATTAATATCAACCTTTTGATATTCCCATATATTATCCCAATCTATTGATGATAATTGCCCTAAATCATTTTGAGTATCTACAATCGAATATAATATATCCAATGGCAATACTTGTTTTGCTATCAATGAACCATGTGATACTTTAAGATAAATATGTCTAATTAAATCTTCTGAAAATGTTTGATATACACAAATCATATCTAAATCAATATTGTCTGGGATCCATTTTATAACATCTTCCGGTATAGTAGTATTGTTTTCTCTATTGTATAACATAATATTACTCCAATCTACTAAATATCTATATTTTTTAAATGTCTCTATCGTTTTAGGAATTAATATTGTATCCGCGTCTGTTATTAAATTATCCACTAATTCCCATATAGAATTATCTATTATTTGATTAAAATGACGATTTGCATAATTCATTTTACTTATTGTAGGTACGTTTGTATATTTCATAATGTGAATTACTATGTCAACTGGTAAATTATCAAGACGGTAGATTATATTAGAATTTACATCACTATTAGAAATTATTTCCATTTACAATACAATAATATATGTATTTAATAATGAATTTAAAAAAATATATCATACTTATATTTTTTTATTTTGTTTTGTTATTATAAAAGATGAGTGACCTAATTAAAAATATTCAACAATGGATGGAAAACTCTATAGTAGATGAGCTACTAATTATAGTTATTTTAATAGCACTAGTAGAATCATTAGCACAAAATACTTTAAAAAGAAGTCATCATTCTATGTCATTAAATTACCTACTTGGTTTACTCGCATATATAATGGTAGGTATTATATTACATTATGCTTATCATAAATTCTCTTTAAGTAAAGTTAATGTAATATGGTCTAGTATAAGTATTGTACTTGCAACAACGTTAGGTTACTTTTTATATGACGAACCAATGAATGTAAAAAATATATTTGCAGTTGTTTTTGCATTATTAGCTGTCATTTCTTCTTATTTAGCATAATTTAGTTAATTTATTTATTTTATATATTATACGCAATCATTTTATGTAAATCAAATATCAACCATTTCTTATTATTTTTTTGTTGTTTTATAGTTTGCTTTATAGTATCACTGTTTTCAAAATCTGTAATAATGATGAGAGTATTATCTGGATCCATTTTATCAAAGGTATGTAAATCTGTTTTTGTGATACAGTTAACATTTTCAAATTTAAAATACAAATCATCTTTTTTAGAATAGTTTATAAAAATGGGGTTATTATATCCGATTGCAGAGTATTTATTTAATAAATCGGTAACGTGTATTATGAAATCATTCCAATAATTCGAAATCTTTCTATATTCACTTTTGTTATAAATGTTGTATGTTATTTCATTATATAAAATATCTAATATATCTTCAACTACTGTGTTATTTTTATCAAAGTGTAAACTCAGTATAGAGACAAAACTACTATTATCTAATGTACTACAGCTAATTAAATCTAATTCTACATTATTACAAAGTAATTTTAAAGAATTTGTATTAAATACATTATTCACATATCGTGTTAGATTTAAAATATCAATTGAGTGAAAAATAGATGTGTGAATATTTGCACATAATATGATAGTATTCATATTACTCAATCTTTTACAATATTCTAATAAATCCTTAGGATTACTTGTGTAAATCAAACTATCATTTAATAAAATAATATCAAATGAACCGTATTCATTTTTTACTATGTCAGTTATATAATCAGTCAAAGAATATTTGTAATGTTTATGACTTGAAAAATAACTAGAATTATAATGCGGTGTTACAGAAACAGTATGAACATTGTATTTACCAATCTTGTTTGATAATTTTTTATAAACTTTATCAATAAATATTGAATCTATGTCATTTATGACTAACACATTTAATTTTCCATATTTGTTTAAATCTAAATAATCAATCGTATTCAATATATATTCTTTAAAATTATCTAATCGATTATTATTTTTTACCTCAGTTAATATATTATCTGTCTTATTAATATGAAAACAATAATTACAATACATAAAATCCTTATATACATATCCGTATAACTTTTTTTGACACACATTACAAGCCGTAATATTCATCTTATATTCAATCAAGTCTTATATTTAATAATATTAAAAAATATAAATCTTTTATACACATCTTCTTAATTTTCAATTCAATTAATAGCTGCTACAACCATTTCTTTTACTAAATCTTCAAAACTATATTTTGGCAACCATTTCAACTCATTTCTTGCTCTTGAAGAATCTCCGATTAAACATTCTATATCAATATCACGATAATATTTGGGATTAACTTTTACAATTATATGTGGTTCTAAATCATTTTCTGTTCCTTTTCTAATACCTACCTCATTTACACCAGATCCTTGCCATACAATTTCAATACCAATTTCTTTAAATGCCAATTCAACAAATTCACGAACAGAATGAGTTGTATCATTAGATAAAACATAATTTTTTGGTGTTTCTTGCTGAAGCATTAAGAATATTCCATAACACATATCTTTTGCATGAGACCAATCACGTTTAGCATTTAAATTACCTAATTCTAAAGGTTTAATTGAATTATTTTTATAATATTTTCCAACATAATTAGTAATTTTTTTTGTAACAAAAGTTCCACCTCTACGTGGACTTTCGTGATTGAAAAGTAAACTATTCACAACAAACATTCCATAAGCATCACGATACATATTACATAATTGTTGGGCAGCATATTTTGATATCGCATACACTGAACATGGATTTTGTGGTGAATCTTCATTTAATTTAAAACTACCATCTGTAATATTGCCAAAAATTTCACTAGTTGAAGCTGAATATATTTTACATGTTTTTTCCATCCCTAAATTTTTAACACTTTGTAGTATATTAAGAACTCCTAGTGTATTTGCCTGAAAGGTATAATTCTCAATATTCGCAGATACAGCAACATGTGACATTGCGCAGAGATTATAAATTTCACACGGTCTAACTTTTGATATAATATTATGAATATTCATACTATCTGTAATATCACCGTGATGTAAATGAAGTTTATCAAAAATATGATCAATGTTTTGAGTATTAAATGTTGCAGAACGTCTAATAATACCGTGTACAATATATCCTTTTTCTAATAATAATTCTGCAAGAAAAGATCCGTCTTGTCCTGTAATCCCCGTTACGAGTGCTACTTTTTTATTTTCTTCTGATAATTCCATTATTAATATATAATGATAATTGTTTTTAAATCAAAATTTTGAACGAAATTTAACATTTCTTTGATCAATATAGGTTCATAATTAATATCATTTTCTATACATAATCTTTTCATAATTATAAGAGGTTTTGAAAATATAGGGTACTTTTCAATAAGTACAGTAGTACTTTTACTTCCAAAATTTGTAGCATAAGATAATTTACCACCTTTTAAAATTTCTCTAAACAATTGACCAGAACCCATTCCACATTTTTCTTTAGTTTCATTTGAACGAATCAACCCATATGAATTACTTAATGGACCAATCTTCCTTCTTTGTGATACACTCATTTTTAATCTAGTTTCATCTGATACTTTTTTACCTTTCGTTGCTTCACTAATTTTCTTTTTTTTTTCTTCGCTACAAACTCTATTTAAATTTCCACCACTATCATTATTATAACCCTTGTTCCTATTCAATGTACCAAATAATTCTATAAAATAACATTCCCAAAAATCTAATTTATCATAATTTATAGTCTGATCTTTCATTAAAATTGTATATTCAAAATTTTCATATCCGTATTTTCTCATAGCTAAATATATGTAATAATTCTTTTTAATGTGATTACATTTATGACATCTCTTTCTACTTTCAAAATTAACTGTTTGACCAATATATTTCTTACCATTCGTCAAATTTTCAATTAAATAAACACATGCAATTTTTTGTTTCATTATTATTATTTTTAAATAATAATGAATTATTTTTAAATAAACATCGATCCAGTTCAGTATATGCTTCGTAGCAATTAATCGTGGTTGTCAATGAGAATATATAAATTACTTACTACTACTATCATCATCGGAGTCATCTAGATCAGTAATGTCATCTGTTAAATCACCAATAGTATTATCAATAGTTTTTTCCATAGTGTTTTCACGACTCACAACATTAAATCTTCTTGTATAATAGCTATAAGCTGGTACAGCTAATGTAGATGTAACAAGAGCAGCACTTAATTGAGCCAAAGTTTGAATAAATTGAGACATAAATAAATTGTAATAATCAGATTCACCAGAATGTGACATTTTATATAATACAATGTTCAGTATTTTTAAATCACTTTTTTATTTGTTATAAGTTTACGATTAAGTTTATGATTAATTTTATGATTAATTAAATTTTATTTGTATATATATAATAGATATGTCGTACGGAACGTGTTCGCCAAATGTAGATGTTTTAGATCATTATACGTGTTTTAAACATGATGAATTAAAAATAATAGCAAATGAGTTCAATAATTATATTGAAACGAATAAAAAATGTCCAAAATTGTCAGATGTAAAAAAAGATACATTAGGTTCAAACAAATGTAACATATTAAAATCTATTGATATAAATAATAAAACAAAAAGGGAATTATGGTATTCTATATACAACAGATTAAATTATATATGTCCTTATGAATATTGTTGGATTGATTTAGATTTTATAAAGAATATAAAGGATAAAAAATTAAGAGATAAAATAAAATTCTTCACATTTAAACCTAAAATGACAAAAACAAGAGAATCTTGGTTAAATACAAAAGATATAAATAATGTATTGCAACAATATCAAAATTTATTTGTTTCATTTAAATTTTTAGGAGCATTACCTGCTGATTTTTACAAAGTTACGGATGTAGATTATCGCAAAATTTTTAATTATGAAAAAGTAGGTATGGTTTTTAACTTGGATAATCATAACCAATCTGGTAGCCATTGGGTTGCATTTTTAATAGATAACAAATCAAAAACACTTGAATATTATGATTCAGTTGGCAAATTACCTAATAAAAATATCCAAACATTTATAAATAAAGTTTATAAATATCTTAAATCAAAAGGATACAATTATAAAAAATTATATAATAAAAAACAACATCAATCTGAAAACAGCGAATGTGGTGTATATGCTATTTATTTCTTAATTCAACGGTTATTGAATTTTGATTTTAAAACGATTACAAATAATATAATTACAGATAAACAAATGAATGATTTCAGATCAGTAATCTTTAGACCAAGATAAAATTACCACTTTCTTTATACTTTTTATACCTTTTCTTATACTTTCCTTATTAATTCTTTGATTCTCTTGGTATATTTTTCTTTTATAATTCCACTTAATTCATGAACAATTTCTGATCCTGATTTTATATATATATCTGGCCAAATTGAATGAACGAAAAAACAAAAAGATGCTTTAAAACTCATAAAACTATACTTTATTGCATCACAAAAATGTTCAAAATAACTTTGATTTGCAAACGACAAGTGTTTAAAAAAATGTTTCGTTTCAAATTCCAATTCATTTATATCAAAAGTTTCATAAGACTCTGTTTGAATACCAATAGAATTCTTTTCCACAAAATTAATATCAATATCCATTTATCTTAATTTTTAAATATTTTAATTTTTAAATCAAATTTGCATTTAGAAATTTACGTATTTTTAATATTTCTTCTAATATATAAATATCATCATTTAAATACATATCATTGGATTGTAAATTGGAAATCAATTCATAAAAATATTGATTTGCAAGTGTTGTATTCAATTTACAACAATCATCAATTATCAATTCAATCTCGTCTTTAAATGTCCCAAAATATATAATATCACTTATTTTACGTAAAATTTTTCGTTTTTGATATTCAACATCGCTAATTACTGTTGAATCAATGGCGTTACTTGTTGTTAAATCAACTTGGTTCATATATATATACACAATATAAAAAATAAACGAAAATCAATTTTTTTATTTTTTATATACATACTTTGTTTTATGTACATTATGTAATTTTTTACGTGTATATAACATGGT